GATTAATCTGGTTGATGCGCTTTTTAACTTTATCGGAGTCGTTTTCCATCTCCTCTTCGCGATCTTCCTCTTCCTGTGCGGTAAGAGGCTTGCGACCACGATCATCTTCAGGCGTATCGTCTACAACTTCAATCTCAAAACCCTGTTCTTCTGCTTCTTTCTGCAGATGTTCGGGAATCTCAAACTCTTCGTTAATGATTTCCTTAGCCATAACAGCTCCTAGTATGCGCGGTTAATGCCGCGTGGATCTTGCACCGTGCCCTCGATCTGGTCATCGTTCACAATGATGAACTCTTTACCATCTACCGAGAAACGTGAACCTGAGTACGCGCGAAGCAAAACAAAGTCGCCTTCCTTACACCACGGGCCTGTAGGAAATTTCACTTCATCCTTGTAGCAAAGTGATCCCTGCTTAAGCACAAGGCCAACAACGGCGCCTTGTTCTTCTTTCTTCCGGGTGGCGTCCGCATAGACAATACCCCCGTCTGACTTCTCCTGAATCTCAGGTTTTACCACCAGCATCTTGTATCCCACAGGATCGGGGAGGCGCGAAGCTAGGTTTTCAGCCGTTTCTTGGGTCTTTTCAGCGTCAATTGCTGTTGTAGACATTAGTCGTCCTCATCGTGTTTTTGCAGATCTTTTACCCGTCGTAGGGCGGAGGTTAGACCCGTGATCACCCCCGTGTTATGCCGATACTCGGCATAATCCTTTGCGTGGCCGTAAGCCACGGAATCTTTGTACGACTCGATTACTTCCTCGAGTTCTTTCTGCAGTACGTCAAGTACAGTTGTCATTCAGCACCTTCTGGTGGTTTATCCAATATGTTCTCAGGCTCTACTTCTTCAAAGTACGCTTGTAAGCCCTGTTCACCCATGTTCTCAATGTTCACATGTGAGGGAGTGAAATGTACTTTCTCCGGTATGCGCGACTCGCTCCAGTGACCGCCCGGCGTAGCAAAGTTGCTGTACTGACTTTGATCACTGAATGTCGGGTGGTTCGGTTTCTTAAACCTATCCCCCGCGTGCCCTCTAGAGTCCATTTGCCCCTGAGACTTCCAGAACCCACGCATGTCATAGTCATACGTATCATTGGCCTTATCCCCAAGCTCCTGTCTGTAACGGGCTTCCTCTTCGGGAGTCAGTGGCGTATTGAACTTATGCGTGTAATCTACTCGTCCGCCTTCAGCGAAGCTAAAGAGACCCCCTACCGCCCATAGGCGGTGCTGGGGGAACTGGTCCTTGCGCGATTTGCATTTCCTGCTGTTTCAGCGCTTCAGTCTGTTTGGTTGCGGCGTCCATACCCTTGAACAACAGATCAACCTTCTGGTCCTCATTTTGTAGAAGCAACTTGGCTTCGTTGTTGACCATTGCGATTTCTTTCTGGGTCTCGAGTTTGGCGAACTCGATCTCCTTCTTGTCCTTGAGCTCCTGTTCTTTCAGCAGGAGTTCTTTCTGCTGCATCTGGAATACAGGGTCTTGCATCTGCTGCTGCGCCTGCGCGGCTTGAGCTTGGCTCTGGGTTTGTTGCAGGAGGCGTTGGGCGCCATCAGCGGCCAGTTTGGAAATCTGCACTTCAAGTTCAGGCGGAAGTTTTTGTCCGGGCGCAGGAAGCGCAACACCTAACTGCTGCTCAATACCACGACGGTACTGGAAGCCAATGTGCTCCATAATGTGAGCCATCATGGCCTGTTGAATCGCCTGTGCCTGCGGGTTCTGGCCCATAATCTGGCCGATTTGCGGATCGTTCAGTGCTGCTTGATGCACAGCCAAATGCGCTTGGTGGTCCTGCTCAAGGAACGCTTTTACAGGCGTTCTATTCAGGATGTTCATATTCTCCGTTACAGGATCAACAGGCGTGCTGTCATCAGCTACGGGAATGATCTTGTTGGTGTTCTTAATCCCCATCGTCTGCAGGAACTCACGGTGGAGCTCAGCCAGATCGTAAATCTGTGGTGCCTGTGAAGCGAGCTGTACCGCAGCTTGGTACTGAATGATCCGTTGCGCCATGGTTGAAGCGTTCGGATCACTGACCGGAATAATGTCCGTCTTCTCGTAGTCCGCTTTCTTCTGGGCCGGTGTGGCGCCGTAGTCAGGATCGTACTCGTATTCCGCAGGTGTGTAGTCCTTAATCAGCGCAGCAATGAGCTTGAACTCCTGCTCCATGCTGGCATGGACACGGGCCTGAACCGCGCTCATCACCTTGAGCGTCCGCTCGAGAATCGCCAGCGTGGTGCCCACAGGGGCTTCGCCGTTCATGTCATTGAGCTTTACATCCGCTACCGCGGCGAGCCTACGGCCTTCTTCAACGACATTCTGAAGGAGCTGGAACAGCGTCTGGCTCGGTTCTTTGTATGGTAGGGGGAGAATATTATCTCGGATTGACGTACCGGGTACGTCCACATCCCTCCACTCTCCGGGCATGATGGGGGTGTCATCCCCTTTAATGCGAAGACCCCTAGACTTGAGACCACCCGGCAAGTTGCTCAGGGTGCCTGCATCAATCAACTGACGCACAATACTGGTTGCGCTCTTTGCGAAGCCACCGACCAGATGGATCAGACCATAGCCGTAAGCGCCAAAACCCGGAATGTAGGTGTACTGTACGAAATGCTGCTTGGCCCGTTTGAACGGATCGCTTTCATCCCAGTTACGACGAATTGCCAGCACTTCCTGTGTGCTGCGCTCGAGTGTTACTACGTAAGGCAGCGCGATTCCTGTTTCTTCGCCTGTTTCAGGGTCAAAATCCTCAAACCCTTGTAGGTCCAATTCAACCTGCATTTCCAAAATGCGGTACCGATCATCCTTCAGCGCGCTGAACCCATCCGCTTCGTCCTTGCGACGCTGAATATCATCAAAATCCTTGCCGGGCTCACCGAGCTCCACATCCCTATAGAATCCGGCGTACTGCAGTTTTCTCACTTCATTCTTGGTTTTACGCATGACATGGGTCACGCGAGGCGCCGTACGCGCGTCTGAAGCGCCGTAAGGAATGAAAAGATCTTCTGCGGGTACAAACATGGACGATGGCCTGTTCATCGTCGGATCGAAGTAAACTTTCTTGAAACTCGCACCGGCAAGGGCGAGAGACCACAACATCTTCTCGTGTTCTGGTCGAAACTCCGTCATTTTCTCTGTCAAGTTGTAGTTCATGTCCTCTACAACCCGTGCCGCCGCTTCCTGCGTCTGGCGATCATCCTTGCCTACAACCTTGGCTTTAACCGGACCCATAGCCGGAAAAGTCTCTGAAATCATCTCTGACTGGAATCTAACTGCCGCTTCTGTCAACATCGGGTGGAATACACCACAGGCGCCATCCCAAGGCTCAGATCGCTCTTCCAGCTTAAGACCCAGCAGGTCGAGCCCATCTACGTAGGTCTGCTCCCACTCCTTACGGGCCATGCGGTCATTGTCAAAGTCATCAAACAGATCCGCGGCCAGCGTCTGAAGCGCGGATGAATCCATGTACTCCGCAAGGTTTGCATCGAATGAAGGCTCTTTTTCAACCTCTATGTCGGCTTCAAATACATCTTCTCCATCCTCTGGTCCGATCAAAATCTCAACAGGCTGATCTGCGTCCTCCAAAAAAGGGCTCTGCGGAAGCATGGATTTTTCTATATTGGATGGAGCTGCCATATGGGTACCTATAGGATTTCAAGAAGCTTATCGAGATAATGTCTTGCCTTCTCGTAGTCCTCACGAGCTGGGCCTTTCTCACCTGCCCGCATTATATACTTCAACGCATTACCCCTGTAAAAGCCGATAGCCTGAGCATGATCAAGGCTGTCAATCACATCCCACGGCTGAATTCTCATTTTCTTGTAGTGGTCTCCCGCTACCTGTCTGTCGTTGGCTTTATTGTTCTCAGCGCCCAATTCTTCTGCCTCATCCACCAGCATGTTTGTGGTTCCGCGCGCCAACACTCTCGGTTTATCTACGAACTGCATCTCTCCTCCTAGTAGTAAGCGGCCTTGCGTCCGCGGTAAATCGCGCTCTCATAGTCCTCCTCATCCCGCACGGTGCCGATAAACCCACCTGAGCGGAAGCGCGCCAGCGCCAAACTCACACAGTCCACAAAGTCATCGTGGCGACCAGAAGGAAAGCTGGCTACTTCATCAATCAACTCTTCTGCCCAACGCGTCTGTGGCGCCCAGACCTTACCCGATGCAAATATGTCCGCTACCGCGTTCAAACGCGTAATTTTGTCGTTTCCTCGGGTCGGGGTGTACTCCTGTACAGGCACGCCCATTCGTCGCATCTCGTAGATCAGAGGAGCTCCAGAAGCCTTTTTCTCGATAATGACCGAGTCTGGCTCCCATTCTTTGTAAAACTCCAGCACGCGCTCCTTCAAATCGGGAAACTCCAACCGCTCGCGCCATGCTTCCAGCAAAATCAAATTCGGCTGCCCACCATCCTCATCGTTGGTCCATACACCAAACACAACAATCGCCGAATAGTCTGCGGTGTTTTTTTTCTCAAACGCCGTATCGAGCGCCATCAAAACAAAATCAGGGGGCGGCGGGTTCTTCTGTACCCACGGTTGCCACCACTCGCGCTTTACGATGGCGTTGGCTTCTGAAGTTGGCTGCTGCTGGTACTGCGCCTGCCATTTCGCAGGTGGAATTTCGTTTTTAACCGCCTCGAGCTCGTCCAAAGACCAGAACTCCGGCCAGAGCGGCTTGCCGCTTGGAAGAATGGCGGGAAACTCAATCACCTCCCACTTGTCCCCGTTATTCTTGGCACTATGCTCAAGAATCTGCCCGGTCAGGTCTCTGAGAGACCAACGCGTCATAACGATAATAATGGCGCCACCCGGCTGCAAACGCTGCCGAGGTCCTGATGTGTACCAACTGAAGACCTTATCGTAGATCTCTGGGTTGAACTGGGCTAGGACTGCCTCCCCTTCAGAATGTGGATCGTCAATAATAAGCAGATCCGCACCACGGCCAGTAACAGTACCACCAACACCACTGGCAAAGTACTCACCATTAAAATTAGTGTTCCAACGTCCCGCAGCCTTTGAGTCAGTTCTGAGCTCCAGTTCTGGAAAAATACGCCTGTAATCATCGGAGTCCACTAAGTTACGTACTTTACGGCCAAAACCCTCTGCAAGCTCCGCCGTATTGGAGATCTGCATTACTTTTTTCGTTGGGTATTGCCCCAAAAACCATGCGGGTAATAAGTATGAAGCGAACTCTGACTTGGTGTGTCGCGGCCCAAGGTTGATGATAATCCGTTTTTTCTCGCCTCTCGCCACCGCTTCAAAAAGTCGTGCAATTCTTCGATGATGGGCGCCGGATATGAAGTCGGGCCAGACGGCGTTGACGAAGGCAATGAAGTCTTTTCGAGCTTTCTCGCGCGTTTTTCGGACATTCAGCTCCCCTAAGAG